ACCCAGGATCGACTTTTACTTGCAAGTCGCCTGCACCTGTTCTTTCGGCATCCTCAGTCACAACATACTGCTGGTCATGCCCGGCAATTGTAAGTATATCGCCAACCTTCAGATCCGCATCTCCACCAGTAGTCGTGGTCAATGTGGTCAGCCCCTCGGCATGTGCGGTCGCTGTTTTAATGGCAAAACTTGTTGCCACGGTCCCGGCAGCATGATCCTTCACGTTCTGGTCAAGGTGCCAGTCAAATCCAAGTTTCCGAACAATCTGCCCCTCATTGATTCCACGTGCATCCCCAGTCCATGCAACGTCCTGAAACGCACGCAGCCCGAGGGCGTTTGCCTCAACGTCTGGGTTGAAAACAAAACGTCTATCAGTCATGGGGGCAAGATAGTTGTTCAGGTGCTTTCGCGCTGAGGTCGCCACGGTCACGTCTGTCGCAAAAGGAGTGGTGCCGGCAGCCCCAACGGCGGTATAAATGCCGGTGTAAAGGCTAAATAGATATTGATCCACGTCATTTGCCAAAGCCTTGACGGCTTCAGCGGCCTGCATGGGGATGGTCCCGTCCATGACTTCCATCATTTCTTTGTCAGTCATAAAAAATGGGGCTTCCTTCCACTGGTCCAGGTTGAGCGTAACCATACCTGGAGTAATGCCGTCATCGTCAGGGTCCGCATAGCCAGGAGTTACAGGTACGGCTGAAATGGATGCGGGGATAGGAATATCAACTGAGCTTCCCCTGCTTGCAGCCTGTGCACTGTAATCAGCATTCACAAGCCGGGGCATAACAGCGTTTTCACGCAGGGTGACAAGACCCTGGGCCAAAAGCTGTGGGATAACATTTGTCAAAGTATTTGTATTCGGCATAATTCACCTCTTTATTGATTGACAACCTTCACCTTTCCAGAGGCTATGTCGTCAATGTTTGCCTGAAATGCTTTTACATCCCGGGCATTAATTGTTTTAGTTCCAGGTGGCGTGCGTGATGTTCCACTTGGCGGTGCCCCGCCACCGAATGCGTCTGACCCCTTCAGGATACTGTCCTTGTAGGGATACTGATTTACCAAGGCGCTAAGGGCTTCGTCAAAGTCGGCCAGCTCTCCCGGCCTGTCCTGAGAATATACTTTGTTACCGTGCTGGTCATAGGCGACCACTTGACCATCTTCGATCTTGAAATTCTGCCCAAATCGGGCCTCAACCAGATCATGGGGAATCGCCATTTTTTCACCGATGAACTTTGACCGGGCAAACCTGCCGCCGATCAGCTCCTTGGTCAGGACACTGTCTTTTTCCTGCACAGTGTTCTGAAGCTCATCAATTTTTGATTGCATCGCCTTTGTCACTTCGGCTTTGACCTTTTCCACCTCGCCAGCGTCAATCAGTTTCTTCTGGTCAAGGTTTTTCATAGTTTCAATGGCCTTCAGCGCCTCGGTAGGGTCTTCTATGCCATCGAATTTCTTTACCTGTTTTTCCAGCTTTGACCGGGCATCGCGCTCCTTATTCAAAGCAGTCGTCAAGCCGTTGATCTCTTCGTGGGTCTTGAACCCGCCCTCAACATTCAGCCTGTACTTGCCGTCTTTCTCTACGTACAGGCCGGCGATAGTTTCGTCAAGCCCGTCAAGGCTGTCCAGCATCGGTTTCAACATATCTCATGTCCTCTCTTTGGCATCACGCCTGGTTAAAATGTGGCTTCTCGCCGTAAAATAAAAAAGGCCCACGAACAGAACGGATCTGCTCATGGGCCTTGGGTTGTGCGCTTTTCTCAGCGGAACTTGCAGCTTTTATTTTGTTTTTATCATTTGCTTATTTGAATGTCAAGGGTTCTTCCGTGCATATATTCGTTTTCGATATGCCGCCTCTGTTCATTTCGATACTGATGGTTATCTTCCCGGTCCACTTGGTCGCAAGTAGGTTTGCTAACTTTGATGATATAACTTTTATTAATTTGTCGAGGTTCATATATACCTTTACAATTCATCCAGCCGATACAGCCGCCCGGTATTCGGGTCAACCAGATCCTTAAACTTCACCTTGCCAGACTGGATCAGCTCAAGGCGTTTAGGGCCAACCACGTTTTTCTGGAACTGCTCTCCCCTGGATTCAAACCAGCTTGCATATTCTCCTTGGTGTGTGCCCCATGAAACGATATTGCGCCCACCTTCGCCAATGGGAATATCCGGCCTTTCTGTCCAGGGCCGGGCTACTTCTTCGAGTTCATCGATGTCTATGCCAAGCTCACGGTATGACACTGTTATTGGCACAGGTACGCACCTACAATTTGGGTGAAGAGGTATCGGTGGACCTTCACCCAGATTGTACCGGTTCCCGTCATTGCATGCACACCTGATGCACGTACCAGATCCAGTCTGAAGATTGCTATTCTCCAACACGCTTGACCATCGCCATTTTTTCACGATGTCAGAGTTAGCAGCCATAACAGCTTTTTGGGCCTCACAATTAGCGGTCTGAACAAACGTACGCGCCAGTGTAACAGCCTCTTTCCGGGTGAAACCTTTCATGTGATCCATGATGTTATCCACAAGCCCACGGTATCCCTTGCCCTGCAACACCCCGGCTCCCAGATCCTCAAGTATCCCCTGTCGAACGGTTGCATCAAAAGCTTTATCAACCCACTGTGTCAACGTCGCACCTCCGAGCGGTGTCGTCTGGAAGAATGATTGAAACTGCTCCGGCGACAAGGCCACATTATTGAACCCCTGGACCTTGCCGCCCAAGCTCATTGTCTGGCTGTGATACTTGGCCGACTCTGCCCCGGCTTGTCCTGCAAGACTGGATATTTCCCCGGATACCTGTTCTCTGATTCCCAGGGTTAAAGCGTCAATTTCCTTGATCAACTCCTGTCGTCTTAACTGCTCCCATCGTTTGAGTCTTTGGTTTGGGTTCAAAAGTATTTGTTCAGCGGCTTTTTCAGTGGATCGCATGGCGGTGCGCAAGGCGGAGATTTCCATCTTATCGAGATTGTACCGCCAGACCACTTGTCGCGCGGTATTATATAAATCCAAAAGCTCTGAAGGCGGTAAACCTGAAGCCATTTGTTAGCCATCCAGGTTTACGTTAAAATATTCGCACAATCCATCTATTGTTTTCTTACCAACGCCGGGCATTTTGTTTTCTCCACTTGCCATCTTTCCAAGCAGCTTTTTTATTTCATTGATGTCCTTGTCACTCAATGAATCACTGCAACCAATGCCGCTTTTGTGTACTCCATAACCCATTTTTTGAATAACGCCAATCTCGCGGGAACAAAGATGTGTGTGCCAGGCGTTCCCACTTTTTTTAATAGCCCTCCCGATTGTAATCATTCTTCTGGCACGGCACTTGTTGACACCATATCGTTCTGCTAATTTACTAAATTTTATTTTTCCCTTACTCCACGCCTCATATGCTTCGACGCATCTTGCCTCTTCCCCCTTGCTTCTCCTTGTCTTTCTTGCCATTTTTGCCCCCAAAAAGGTTAATAATTGATCTTAACCATTATATCATATATACTGTTCTGATGAAGCCATTGCTTAACCCTCGCGTCTTTCTTCAACCTTTACATACTCAGTTTTCGGTTCATACGGAAACACAACGGGTGTTTTCGAGTCGCCAGATGTAAAAGCGCAGCCGTCAGGCTCAATAAACACTTTGCCTTCAATATCATAGGCTTTACCTGTTTCGTCTTTAAAAACACGCCCACATCTAATATTTTGCCATAAGTTTTCTGATACTTCTTGCCATTCCCAATCTTCGCCAGTCAATGGCGCAAGAGGCTCAAACCGGGCCAGCTTATTGAAAGCATTGATACAATATCCTGCACTGAAACCAGAATGTCCTTGTCTTGAAAACACACCAAGTAGCTCAATCAGGTTTTCTTGTATCCATTTGTCGGGACCGTCTTCTTGTTCTTGATGAAGAGGTATGTACCCAAGTGCTCGAAATTCTCTTTCTGCGTGTTTAATAAAATTTCCCATTTTGCCCTCACTCAAAGCTAAGAATTGATATTTTGCAACACAAATGATATCCTATGCTGATGAAGCCATTGCTTAAATACGTCCTCGAAAGATCAAATACTGAATTTCCATTTCAACCTACTGGCCAGCCGGTGCTGGTGCTGGAGTACCTGGCACGGCTGGGAACTGATCCGCAAGCCCCGTCAATGCTCCTGCCGGTCCCCCAAACCTGGAATCATCCTCGATCTTCGCCTTCACATCCTGCCAGTCCCAGTTTTCGCCAATTAACCCACGACGCTTTAACTCTTGATGTACTTGTTCCCGGGACAAAACTCCCGCCTCTATAGCCTTCAACATCATGGCAGGCTCCAAGCCAAATGCCGGGTTGAATTCCGTGTTTATGTCTATTCTCGGCTCCTGGCCATCTTCCAAGCCCATCCACATGCCGGCAAACCTGAAGGCGTTGTCAAGCGCGTCCTTGCATCCAAGGGCCCAGTCTTTCAGGAGGCTGGTTGATTCAGTGGTTTCCTGCTGGGACTGATACGCAGTCTTGCTTCCGGAATTATAATTAGGCTGGAGCGTCACAAGTCCATACAATGCCATCTTTTCTTCCAGTGTGATCAATTCATCCTTGCCTTTATCGACGGCTTCTGGATTGACTGATACGCTCTTTAGGTCGGCTCCGCTGTCAACCGCATGGATCAGCCTGCCGGGTCCGAACTCAATGGTACCATCGGAGTCGGTCAGGAGTTTCCCGAACCACGGTGGCCGGCGAACAAATGACATAAGACTGACCTGGTCACAAGTGGACTGCCAGTGCCGCTTGTTGAGCTGTGCTAGGTCTTCCAGGGCCGGCGCCGCGGCATTGCCTATCGGTTCACCAGGTCTAAAAAAGGCAACCGGGATCTCATCAAGGCTGGTTTCGCCTTCTGAGTGGAGATACACATTATCTTTTTCGTCCTTTCGGTAAATATGCCATGATCCCCTGCGCAACACCCGGACCTGCTCAATTTCGGTGTCGTCGTTGTCAAAATCGCCCTGCTGGTCAGTGACTGTTTCAAATATCCTAATAAGATCAAGTATCCGTTTGCCGTTTTCATATACAAACCTGACACCCAGGATATTGGCCTGGTGGATCAAGACAAAGAACGGTCGCCAGCCCTTTTCGGCGTCGATTGCCGCCGTCTTAGCCCTCCATATCTCGGTTTCTTCGTCCCAAAATTCAAGCCTGCCGTTCTCTGTTCTTGTCTGGACCTGCGGGAAGTCCACCAGAACGGCAGCCAGGCCATCGTCAACCCCGGCTTCAAAGAACGTCTGCGCCCAGGTTCTCAGGTTGTCGCCTTGCTGGTCAACATCCTCCTCCATGGCTTCAAATTCTGCCTTGTTGGGTGAGTCTTCGCCGATCTTTACGGGTTCCGAAAACACCAGCCCCGTGAGGTAGTTCCGGGTCCGCTTGTACCCGTTGAACAAATACCCCCCTCTTAACCGGATCTGGTAGTCGTCCGCATGTTCCGCACTTTGTTTCGGCAGGTACGTCTCCCCGGCTGCGATCATGGCAGGTGTGCCGCCTAACAGATCCCTGACCAGCTCCCCGCGGTCTGTGGCTTCTTGAAAGTTGCCGCTTCGTTCGAATACTTTTTGCATTAGTTGGCCCTTACTCGGTGGATGGTTGACTGCGGTTTTATCACCGGCATTTCGTATGACACGAAATAAGATAGGGCGTCATTCATGTGGTCGTGCCCGCCTGTTTTATCCGGTTCACCGTTTGATCCATATGCCTGCTGCTCAAGACAGTTTGCGATTGTGGGACAGGTTTTTGCGTTGACCCTGATTTGCATAGTTTCAAATGCCTTGTTTGTCGCAAGCACCCGGTCCTTGACAGCCGGATTCTTTGACCTGGCCCGGACACTGAATTTTGCTTGCTGTAAAAGTGCAATGTCAGAACTTGATGCGTCAACCGACTTCCTGCTGCCCCCAGATGCGTCAGGGTAAATGATTATCTTGTGCCCCTCGTCCTGGTATCGCTCTTTGATCAAGGTTATCATGTCCGGTGTGTCAAAAACATCTTTTAACTCGGCAACAAAATGGTATCCGTCGGACCTCTGAACGGCAATGGCAGCGGCCATGTGTTGGACGTTGAAATCAAGACCGATAAAAAGATTTTCCTTTTCCTGGATTGTCTCTTTGCTATCGTGGACCTTCCGGTCATAGTTGCGGTAAACAGTCCCGCTTGTCAGGTTGACAAACCGACCGTGGAGATATGCGTCTATCAGCTCTGCTGGATATGCCTCGATTAGCGATGATATGTAGTCATCAGGCAGGTTGGACTCGTTGTCATACGTACTGGCCTGGATCAATCCATAGTTGTCCCTTAGCTCCGGCTTTTCGTTCAGCGCCTGAACAAAGGTTTGATACGCAAACTTGAACCCCTCCGGCGTCGTGGTCACGTCAACTCCGTTTTTCACCCCCGGTTGTTTTCTGCGCATCCTGGCGATGATCTTGCGCCATGCGTGGGTAGCCTTGTCGGTCGATAACAGGTCGATCTCATCAATCATGCCGTGGCCGATGGAAAAACCGATGATGTTTTGAGGCTTGTCCATGGACCTGCAAATGACTGTCCCCCGATATGCCTTTCCAGTGTAGAAATGGACCTCTTTGTTGCCCTCTTTGATGTCAACAGATAGCCCCAGGTCAAAAACAGCCTCTTCGATGGTAGGAAAGTAAATGTCCCTTATATGTCCGTAGGTCGGCGCAAAATACCCTTGATTGACCCCAGGATGTTCCAGAAAGTGGATGCCCGCTGAAAGGCAGCCCACCCATGTCTTTCCGGTTCCGAATCCAGCACAAAATAATCTATATTTTTGCTCCATCGCAAGAAACCGGCCCTGCGGTAGATTAGCGCTTGCTACCATCTTTGACCTCGATTACCACTTTGACCGGCTGTGCCTGTTCTTCAGGCGGCTCTGCATCAGATGGTTTTTCGATATACCCGCGCTTTTTGCCCTGGCACTTCAGGTAAAAAATGATTGCTCCCAGGTTCTCTTCCTTAATCTGCTTGATAAGTGAATGCTCTGTCAAATCAAGATATTGCTCGTGAATGGAATCTTGAACCTGCTGAAGATAAGGTGATGCGTCAATTCTCTTTCTGACGTTTTGGTGTGTGCAGTTCAATTTTTTGGCTGCGTATGAAACAAAGCCACCTGTCGCCCGGAGTGCAGTTTCGATCTGGGATATAGTCAAATATCCCCGGCCTTTTTGCTTTTTCCTCCCGGATCTTTTTTTAGGTGCAACTTTTTTCTCTTTAGCCATTGATTACCATGCCTTAGAACGGGATATCACTCTGAGATCTTGACGATCTCGTTGGTGTCGATCTTCGCCTTGTTGAGGCTGGTGAAGGTCCGAAGTTTGCTTCCCAATCTGCTTTTGTGAACTTTGATGTCCCGTCATACCCTTTGGCTGCGTTGTGTTTTGCCCATTTTTCCGACCCAGATGCCATAACGTCTCTCCTCCCACGGATTTGTTGATCGTCTTGTATTTTTCAATGATTTCATGGTGCCAATCGTAGTTGAATTCATACAGGTCCGCATCAGCTTCAATGACAATCTGCTCCACATTACCGGATGTTCTCAGGTTTGCTGACCCGTGAATAATTATCTCTCGCCCGCATTCTGTTTTGATAAGGCAAACTTTGGTGTGAACCCTGGCGACTGCAAGTTGAAATTTATTATCAATGTCCAGCTCGTGATACATGTAAGGAACAATCTGTCTGCGCTCGTGGCTGAAAAAATAGTCTGAAACGATGATATTCAGATTTTGGAGATAGTCTTTTTCGATAAGGGTCCGCAGGCTGTCCACGTTATTTTGGGACAAGGAAAGTGTGGATATTGTCATCTCAAGAACGTTGTACTGGTTTTTAATGATCCATGCTTCCAGGAAATCTCCGAAAACAAATAGCCCGTCCAGAAAAACAAAATACCTGTCGTCTCGTTGGATATTGCCAATCTTTTGTGCAAGTTCCATGGCGTTGCGATATTTTACTTTTTTGTGTTTGATGTTCTTTTTGCCGGGGTTGATATATCGCTGTTGCTCGGTCTCAAACCCAAAATCGAGGTCGTCTATTGTGTCATCGATGCCCTCGAATTCGGCAATGTCTATGTCAAACAGATCGTCCATAGCATATTTCTCCTTTTGATCCATACCAAACCCCCGGCAATTTGTCAAGCCTTTGCCTTAGCATTTGGCTTCATTTATGCGTGGATTATTCTCATTCATCACCAGGTCACTTATTTTAACCTCTGTGTATTCTAACATTTTCCGCCTCTCTTGTTTGGCTCAGCACATGCCCAATCACCCGGTTTTGTCAGCCTCTTTTTTCGGCCTCCCGTTTTTTAGGTTTTTCACCTTGTCCAGGTCATCTTGATTTACCAGCCACACACCGGCCACCTTATGCGCTTGCAGCCGGCCCTGTGTCACAAACTGCTGGACCCTACGCTGGGATACACCAATTATACGGGCAGCCTCTTTTGTTGATATAAATTTCATGCCATACCCTTTTCACAAATTTTCATTAAGAGACACCTGCCGTCTCCAGGTTAACGGCCCCCAGGTCAGCAGGTGCCACCACTTGGATGCTGGTGTGTTTGCTGTCAGGGCCAGGTCTGTTATCCATAGATCAAATGTCATGGTTTCTCCTTTGTGCCCGCAGGCTTTTCGGGCCTGTGATTATTTAGCGCCCCGGCCAAGTGACCGGGGCGGGCAAGACTATATTAGCATACCCGCTCGTGGGAGCGGGCGAGCATTCGGGCCGGAATCACGGCCTTCTTCATACAAGCCGTCATGCAGCCTGTAATTCCATCCGTTCTCGCAGTGGATGTCCCATCCACCGTCCACCCATTTTACCCGGTCGATAATATTAACCGGGACCACAACGGAGAGGCAGCCATTTGCCTCGTTTTTATTCATCTGTATGATGCATAATCTTTGCACCCGTTCGATATCAGACAAAATCATAACAACCTCCTTTTGTACCCGGCTTGGGCGATTGGTGATCCCGGTTCAGCGTTCCCCTTGACCGGGTCTAGGTGCTGGCTGTTATGTCAATTCCTCTGTCCAAAAAACAAAATTCTCCGGCAGAGGGTTCCAATTTGAGACAACTGCGCCGCCATCAACGACACCGTTGTCTAAATGAAATGCAACAGTTGTGGCAGCTCGTGCTGCCGCTGACTCCTGTGCCGCGTGTTCACGCCACAGGCGGGATTCTAACTGTGCAAGGGGTTCATTCTGTAATCTATCCATATTTCCTCCTTATTTGCCCCGGCTGTTACACCGGGGCGGTTGGTTATTCGTTAATCTGCTGGATCTCGTCCAGCCAGAATCTCTCAAATATTGAGTGGATCTTTTCCACCCAATCCGGTTGATATGACATTTTTTTCCAGCGAAACGGAATTGCCGGCAGGTGTGGACTACGCGCTCTCCCGGCGTATCTGTACGCGTTTCCCTCGCCGTCAATGTAATAGATTGACGGGTCAGGGTGGTTGTAATCCTGGTAAAACCCCTGCTTCAGGAGCCCTTTTGTGCCCGAGCGAATCGGGGCGGTGTCGGGGGGCTCTGTGAGGGCTGCGGTGACTTCTTTCATAATCATTCTCCTTATAATACCCCGGCTGTTACACCGGGGCGGGTTAATTATCTTGTCAAGGTGACAGCCAGTCTCCAGTCGTCTCCCCAGACTTCCCAGGTGCCATCGTTTTCAATGGCATCATCGTAGTCGATGCCGTCCATGGCACCGAAAATATTGGCTTCATCGACTGTGATGTGAACGATGCTGTCGGTGTTTCTGGATTCGGTAATTGCTTCGGTGATTGCTTTCATGCTTTTTCTCCTTGTTTGTGCCGGGGGTGCCCGGCGTTGTTTTTGTGTTTCTCTCTCACTTTTAAATAAACTATACAGCACCACGAATAGCATGTCAAGAAGAAAATGCAAGTTTTTTTAAATTATTTTCATTTTTATTTTTCACGCTGAAAAGTCCCGTCCACCATCTTGCCTTTCCGGTCTTTGATTTTTTCATATTTTTCTATAATTATAGCATATCCCCGGCAATGCCAATATAGCCCGCACAATCGGCATAATTGTCAGCCGTTGTCTTCTGACCTGACATCCTGGCAATTTTAAACAGCGCCATCATTTCAGCCACCTGTCGTGGCTTTATCATTTGCCCTGTGCCGGCGCCGACCGACTCAAGGTAGCATGTCCAATAATCAGCGATAAGCTGAAAACTATCTTCAGGGTTGCCATAGCTGTCCTGCCGCTCACCATTGATAATTTCCAGGGCCTTTTTCAGGGCCTTGCCCCTAACCATCTCGTCCACATCCACGTCATGGTTGTTTTTTTTGATCGTATCTTTTGCCCGGAATTTGCTGCCATCCATGCAATCGCAACACGGGTATTCGTAAACGCAGCTTTTGCAATGCCGACCTGTTTCATACGTTGCTTGAGTTTCAGTCATGCCACCTTCTCCTTTCCTATCGCATTATAGGTATTTATCGCCTTTTCCAGACTCAATGTTTCGTACACTGCCCGCCCGGATACCATCACGACAAAAATCATCGTACCCAAAGCGGGGTTGCACTTCATCCAAAGGCGCTTGCCATTTTTCCCACTTGCCAAGACTTGAGGCATATCACAATTCAAAACTGATCTTTGCAATTCGTCTCGCATCATTTTTTTCCCCGCTTGTTGAAAACATCCAAAATATGATCAAACGATTTGCTTTCAACAAACTCTCCGTCATCGACTTCCATCCGGTAACTGACCGCCCCTGTTGCAGGGTTCGCAATCATCCAGATCACGCCGGCATTGCCGGACAAAACCACCGACTTTATTTCGGTGTTGAAGTCTGCTTTTTTGAATGTCATTTTACCTCCCGATACATTTTACACCCCACCACCGCCATCATCACAGGTATCCCCCTGTAATGCTCTATCCCGTTTTCCCGGTCCAGGTTTAAAAAGCTCCGGTACCGCAGGCATGTGTCGCGCTTCGGACATGCCTCAGTGAAGCCCAGGCGGTACAGGCCGGAACAGCGTGTGTCTTTGTTTGTCAGGTGTTTCATTTCAATCTCCTTTCCCATTTGTTGTGTTGCACGGCTGCCCAGATCGCCCTTTCCAGGAAAAACATGATAAACCTGCTGCGGGAGGGGGGCTGTCGGTCCCGTGCGTGACCGGCTCAAGGAGGTAAGGAGCGGTCCCGTGTTTCAAGCGGTCATTGCCGCCGTTGCGATTCGTTTTGCCTGTTTGCCGTTCATCTTTTGTTCCTTTCAGTTTCAACCCCTGGCCCATGCTACCGTATAGACCCAAGTCTATTCGTTAAAATTTGGCCTATTCAGCGCGCTCACACTTCATTTATTTTGACATTGTGAATGGCCTCAACCAGCTTTTTTTTAAGCCTATAAACTGGATTCTTTGCCGTTATGGCTGATTTTACATCTTCTACCACTTCAGATCCGTTTTTCATATACCTGAAATCAGCTTTGTAAAAAGCTATGTATTTTCCGTTTACCCTAATATCAAATCTTGGCTGTGTTTCCAAATCTGATATTGCGCCGCATCGTTCAGCCAGTTTCAAACTTTGATACCTGGCCGCTTCTTTTTTTGAATCAAACTTGATGCCGTCAACTGTGATCTTGACAGCGCCGTATTTGTTTTTCTTTTCAGCTGGGTATAAATTTTTTGGGAGATAAACCATTATATCTCCTGTGTGTTAAGTCTGGATGTCATTTTGCCTTTGGGAAAAGGTCCATCTGCAAATCTTCTGCCGCGAACCGGCGGTCCAAGTCGTGGACTGTGTGATACCCCCAAAACCCCCGGTTGTCTTTTAATGCGGCGTCCCATTTGAGCATTTTGGCCCAAAGCTCAGGCCGTATCTTTCGGATTGACCTCATGCCACCGATACGCTGCAAGGGGCAACAAAAACAAGACACTCTGCTGAGGTGTTCATATAGTCCTCCCCAATCAAACCCCCGGTCGTAGCAATACCTCAAGCAGGCTGCTTCGTCCATGTCCCAATCAAATATCAATGGATAAAGCCTGGTTACACCCCTGACTCTTTCACCTGAACATCCATTTCCGCACCCGGTTCTTTTAACTTCATCTGCTGCAAATCCAATATATTGCTCTGCACCACCAAACTGTTTGGTGTATTTTTTAATTCCATCCCGCTTTTCGGCGGTGCACCACCTGCGTATGGGAGCGGGCCAGCCATAACCAGTTCTTCCGCTCTTTAATGGCTTTTCGATCATGGTGTATATAAAATCATTCTTTGGATGCAAGACAGTTATTTCCCGCCCGATATAGTCCTGAACCTTTTGCACATGCTCAATGATTTCCGGAAACTCCCACCCGGTGTCGAAAAACACAATATCATCAACCTGGTAGTTTTCTTCCAGTAACCGTAGCAGCATGGCGGTTGAGTCCTTACCTCCTGAAAAGGAAACTATCTTTTTTGTAAGTGTTTTCATGCTTGCCCCTGTGTGTTAAGTCTGGATGTCATTTCCCCGCCTTTTCCGCATACCTGACCAGTAATTTCAACTGCCGGACAATCTCTCTGAGTTGCCGGACCTCGGCTTCGAGTTTGGCTATTTTCTGGTCTTTGTTCATGGCTTCTCCTTTCAAAATTGCCTTAATTCAAACATCATGCGCTTTGCATTAAACAAAACCTGCTGTTCAATACCTTTTGCCCCCTGCCGGTTTTTCGCCAAAATTATATCCGTGACGGACTTGTCTATATTACCGTCGTATTCACCCGGACGATACAGCAAAAACACCATATCCGCGTCTTCTTCGATCATCCCGGTTTGCTTTAAATCTGACAAAATCGGAGTCTTATCCTGCCTCTGCTCAACATTCCGGTTCAGTTGGCACAAAAGAACAATCGGGATACGAAGTTCTTTTTTTAAAAGAGCGATGGCTGAACAATTATCAGAATACTGCTCAAATTTAGACTGCCCCGCAACACCACGGATCTTTGAAAGCTGATCGATAAATATTATCTCGCACCCCATTTTTTTGAACTTCCGGCATTTCCTTTCAACGTCCTGGATTTTGCAGTCGGCATCGTCGATATAAAGCGGAATAGTTGAAAGATATTGAGCAGCTTCCGTTAAGTCGCTTTTGGCCTGTTTTGAAAGGGTGTCTTTTGAATAAAATAAAAGCGGATTTATGTTTGCTGTGTGACCCAAAAGCCTGTCAGAAAGGCTTTCCTTGTCCATTTCGATTGATAAATATGCCGCCTTTGTCCCTCGCTCTGCCTGAAACCGCGCTTCCGATAAAGCAAAGGCCGTTTTCCCGATACCAGGGCGCCCCGCCACAATAATTAGTTTTGATCCAAATATCTGCATCAAAGGGTCAAGAGTCGGAAGCCCGAATTTCAATCCAATATCAGCGTCCCGGGTCTGCGCCTGTTCAATTCGATCCAATGACGCCAACATCAAAGATTCCATGTCGTATATTTTATCGATACTGGTGGTTGTCTGGACCTGTAAAACCTCAGCCTGCGACCGGCTGATATAGTCCTCAACGTCCGTTGCTGAATAAGCGTCTTGCGCTATTTTAAGGCCAGCGTGAAGCATGGCACGGACAGCGGACAGGTTTCTGATAACATCGGCGTACTGTTGTGGGTTGATTGCGATGGGTGCCGTGTCAACCAGCTTTGTCAAATAAGCGGGTCCGCCGGCTTCGTCCAGAGTGTCTCTGCTTTTCATCTCCTGTGCCACGGTCACCAGATCCACATTGCCGTCACGTTTTTTGACAGCAAGGATGGACTCAAATATTTTCCGGTGCGGCCCGGAATAAAAATCACTGGCTGAAAGACCTTCGATGTCGTCAAGGCACTTGCTGTTTATGAGAATCGTTGCGAGTAACGACTGTTCTGCGTCGTTGCTGTGTGGTGGTGTTTTTTCCAGGAAAATGCTCATGAAAGGGCCTCGTTGATTTCGGCTTTGATTTGTTCAGGGGTTTTGCGGGGGGTGCTGTTTATGGGGTTCTGTGCGCGCCGTGCCGCCTCAAGATATCCCTCAAACTTATTCCCAAACAAAGTTGCCGGCCTTAAATATTGCTGGTTTTCTGGATCTCCTATCCACTGCTTACTTTTAAAATCTATAACAGCCTTAAAGTCTTCAGGAAGAAAGCCCTCTTTTACCCTGGCATCTATGAATTGAATTGTTGCCTTTGTTTGGGGTTTAAATTTTGAATTTGTTTTTCGATTTAAATAATCAACAACTCGGGTATATATGTTTTCTTTAGTTTCCTTTCCTTTCCTTTGTGTACTGTTGTCATCTTTTTTGGGATTAATGTCAGCATTTACTTGATTAATGATAACATTAACCGCATCACCACATAGAGTTTCAAAGCATACAAGGCAATATTCACGTTGGACAGTCACCTCTTTGCGCCTTTTTACCGCCTCAGCATACCTCTTTTGTATTCCACAAGAGGTTAAGACCTTATATTTATTGAATATTTTTTCATCAAACATTTTCCACTTTAATGCGTCCATGATGATTGCATTAATGGAATTTATGTCAACATTTATTCGTTTTGACAATAAAAGCATCTTGTCTTCGGTGGCTTCAAAATAAAAACCGTTTTTGTAAATAGTCTGCAATATTTTTATAATCACGCCAAATCCAGTAATGCCATGCTTTGCCTCGATCAACTCTATCTTATCATCCATATCAACATCCAAAGGAAAATAGTCCAGACCTGATTTAATTGGCCTTGCCATGACTAATAAACCTCATTGGCCGGGTATTCAGTAAGGCGACATTTAAGATTTGGCTTCATGTATCTTTTGCACCCGGCAGCCTTAGCAGCGGCAAGCAGATCCTCCACCCATTCATACGCTGGTTGACAAGCAGCCATCCCAGATGATGCGCTGCATCCTCCTATAATCACCCAATCAAAAGGATCAATGCCAGCTTCGCCAAAATCAAGGTGCTCAAGCATTGGCTCGCATGACAAAAACAAAACAGACGGCCTGTTCTCGCTGTTATTCAGCGCCTCAAACGCCGCAATCGCTGGCCCAACCCTTTCCTGAATATCAACCGTTGTGCCAACCCATGCGTTAATAGGAAACACAAACTCAGTCAATCTGTGCGGGTTTTTGGTCAAGAATATAAACGTCCACTCTGGCGCATCTTCACAAGCGGAAATCACCTTTTCTATCCACTCAGAATCAACCCATTCACCAAAAAGATCAGCCATTGAACAGACAAAAACATTCCTGTGTCCCCGGTCTTTCCTGGCGGGCAGTTTTGTGTTCAATGCGGCATCAAGCCGGGATTCATGAAAGGTCGGCTCAAACCCATTCGGAAAACCGTCTGGGTATCTTTTGGCAATATCCCTGGCATAGCAATATGCACACCCATGCAAGCACCCTGTAACCGGGTTCCATGTCCACTTTGCCCATTCGATTGAATCTGTTGTCTGGTTGAATGTCGGCTTTGCTTTAGGTTTGTTTTTAATGCGCTCCTGGACCTGTTTGGCAAGCGGCTTGATGGGTGAGTGCCCTGACTCAAGAGCTTGTTTTTCTTCGTCTGTGCCGTGTTCAAGGATGGTCTTTGCAGACGACACGCTCCTGCCGGATACGCTGAAAAGTTTTCCGGCTTCGTCTCTGGCTTTTTTTGATTCTTTTTCAGGTTGTGGAACCGGTTCCATAACCTGAAACTTTTCTTTAGGTGTGCCATCTTCGTTTTTACCTTCAAACCTCCCTGACGCCCGCTGCCTTTCCTTCGCCTCTGCAACATGGTAATCCATAGCCTTTGCGGCTGCCGCTGCCCTCTGCCCCGGTGTCAACTGCCGCCTGTGAATGTTTTTGCTGACAACATATTCCACCGGGTCCATACCACCTTCCCACTCTCTGGCCCACACCTCAATATCCAGCTCCTTGCAGGCATTGTAGCGGTTGCGCCCGTCAAGGACTTTTCCCTGAAAAAGAATAATCGGCTCAATCAAACCGTTGCCGGATATATCCTCTTTGAACTCTTTGAACTCTGTCTCGTTCATAGGCGGCATTATCAATGCAGCGGGATGTATTTCAATATCATCCGTTACAACAAATGCGCCGTCGTTTACTTCTGTCATTTTAAACCTCCGCAATAATGATTTATGGCCGCCGCTCCCTCTTTGCTGTGAATCTCAACAAAGCCTTGTTTTTTCCAGTTGTGTTTTGGCATCATGCACCCAAATGTTGGCAGCATGGTCCATCTTTGTGGGTCGTTTTGAATCGGCTGTCTTATCCAACCCTTGCGCCCGTTTGATGATAACTCAGAAACAAATCCACGATCAAAGTTTTCAATTTCTCCCAGCCATCCCTTGAATGTGTACCCGGCCCGGTTCCTTGCCCCGATACACCTGTTTATTGTTGTTGCGCTTATGTAGGGCACAATGTCAACCCGCTTTGGAAATGCCCTGAGCAGGTCAACAACCTCGTTTCTTGGAAAGTCTTTTGGCCCGTTCGGGTCCAGGATCAAAAACAGAAACACCCCAGAATCTTGACTCAGAATTGATTGTAATTCAACTATTGATTTTGATGCTTGCATCGCGTGGATTTGACAGTTAACGCCTGGCCTGGTTTCTTGCAATATTCCATTCAGCTTATCACAAGCGGCCTGTCGGATGTCAGAAAACCAAAAGCCAAAATTGATAAGCCGATTTTTTGCTTTATGATATCCATTCAACAATCTTATTGGAGACCCATCTATGATTTCGCCCCCAACCTCATTTGTCCCTGTTCCACAAAACACGTCAGCGCACAAGATGCGCGGGTATTTAAAATATTTGTTTTTGAATTGGTTGAACCGCATATAGGAAACACTCTCTATCTCAAATTCTTTCCTTGCAGTGTGGTGGGATGACCCCTGAAACATTTCCATCACGACTCCTTTCCATGCCTGATACAGTGGCAACTGTGGCACAAAGGAACAAGATTTTCAACCGTATCAAATGTTCCCCAATGTGGATACTTTATGTGATGGACTTCGGTTGCCTTTTTCTTTTTGCAGTCAACACAAGTTCCGCCAGCAGCATTGATAGCTTGTTTTCTAACCGCTCGAAATCGCTGGTGAGAAAGGTATTCTTGGTAGGTTTTATACGTCATAGATATTTCCCAAACCTCTTTGATAGCTTGGCAAACCTTGACACGGGCGGAGACGTCCCTGAAGGATCAGGAAGGAAAAACCCGGTTTGCCAAGCTACCAAAAAAGTTTTGAATTTTGTCATAATACCGTCTCCTGTACTGCTATGGCCGTGTCAAGTGCCGTCAATAATCACCATACCAAACCACCACACCCCTGTCAACTCAAAATCTCCTGGTTCAAGGTATGGCCTCTGAACTTTATTTCACGCATTATTGCCTCCTTGTTTACATCTCGCGCAACTCAGGCAAAACACTTACGAGTGCCGCCGTGTCCTGTTCTCTAACTGCTCGCTCTGCCTCAGATATGGCTACCTCATACATCACAAAGTTGACATTTCCGGCTGGAAAAAGCGCCTTTGTCTCACTGATCATGTCACGTATTCTTGCAACTTCTTTTTGAACTTCTTGGCTTAGGTCTGTCATATTGCCTCCTTGTTATTTGCCCCTCATATACCGCCGCCTCAACCCCT